CTGTCTTTGAAAGTCCAGAGAAAGAAGCAATTGGTCCACATGGCGATGTCATTGACATGGGCGTTATTGAGCATTGGCAGAACGAGGCTGAGGGCCTTAAAAATGACCAAGACGCATTAAACGAGTTTTATCGTCAGTTTCCTAGAACTGAAGAACACGCGTTTAGAGATGAAACTAAAAATAGTATATTTAATCTAGTAAAGCTATATGAGCAAATAGATTATAATGAAGAACTTTATAACTCATCTGTAATTACAAGAGGTAATTTTCAGTGGGTTAATGGTGTTAAAGATACAAGCGTAATATTTTATCCAGATAAAGGAGGTAGATTTTACGTTTCGTGGGTGCCACCAATGCACATGCAAAATAAAATTGTTGCAAAAAATGGAATAAAATATCCTGGCAATGAGCATGTTGGAGCATTTGGATGTGATAGTTATGATATATCAGGCACTGTTGATGGTAAGGGATCAAAGGGTTCTTTACACGGTTTAACAAAGTTTAGCATGGATGAAGCCCCTGCTAATCATTTTTTCTTAGAATATGTAGCAAGACCAGCAACCGCTGAAATGTTCTTTGAAGATGTTCTCATGGCATTAGTATTTTATGGTATGCCACTACTTGCTGAAAATAACAAACCACGATTATTATATTACTTAAGAAGACGTGGTTACAGAGGTTACTCAATGAATAGACCTGACAAAGCATGGAATAAATTATCTGTTACAGAAAAAGAAATAGGTGGTATTCCAAACTCAAGTGAAGATATTAGACAAGCGCACGCGGCTGCTATTGAGATGTATATACAAGAACACGTTGGTATTAAAACTGACGGTAATTACGGTGATATGTATTTTAATAGAACATTAAACGATTGGTCTAGGTTTGATATAAACAAAAGAACAAAGTTTGATGCTAGTATTAGTTCAGGTTTAGCAATAATGGCTTGTAACAGACATTTGTATACACCAAATGCCGACAAAGAAAGAAGTAAAGTAAATATAAGTTTTGCAAGGTATTCAAACGCTGGAGCAAGATCACAAATAATTAAATAAATATGTCCGAAAAAGCAATAAAAGGTTATTTTCCAAGTCAGGTAGTTAGCGACCTAGAAAAAGCTAGTTATGATTATGGTTTAAAAGTAGCTAAAGCTATTGAGTACGAATGGTTTGGTAAGGATACTGGCTTAAACAGATTTAAAACTAACCAAGCATCATTTCATAAGTTAAGGCTATACGCAAGAGGCGAACAATCAATTCAAAAATATAAAGACGAGTTATCTATCAATGGTGATTTATCTTATCTTAATTTAGACTGGAAACCAGTCCCAATAATCCCTAAATTTGTAGACATAGTAGTAAATGGTATTGCTGAAAGAACGTATGACATAAAAGCTTACTCGCAAGACCCGTATGGTGTTAGCAAGAGAACTGAATACATGGAATCAGTGATGAGAGACATGCGATCAAAAGAGCTTAACAACTACGTGCAAGAAGCTTTTGGTATAAATATGTTTGAAAACAATCCTGAGTCTTTACCACAAGACAATGAAGAGCTAGCATTACACATGCAGTTGAGCTACAAGCAATCAGTGGAGCTAGCAGAAGAACAGGCTATAAACGTTTTATTAGAAGGTAATAAATACGAACTAACAAAGAGAAGATTATATTATGATTTAACTGTATTAGGTATCGCGTCAGTTAAAAATTATTTTACAACATCAGAAGGCGTTAAGATCGAGTATGTTGATCCAGCTAATTTAGTTTACTCATACACTGAATCACCTTATTTTGATGATATATATTATGTTGGTGAGGTAAAAAATATTCCTATAAACGAACTAAAAAAAGAGTTTCCTGAATTAACAGACGGCGAACTAGAAGAAATACAACAACAAGGTATTTATAATGATGGTTATTCTAATAGATCATCATACGAAAGAACACATTTAGATAAAAATATTATACAGGTTTTATATTTCAATTATAAAACCTATGCTAATGAGGTTTATAAAGTAAAAGAAACATCTACAGGTGCTACTAAAATGTTACAAAAAGATGATTCATTTAATGTGCCTCAAGGTGAAGATAGATTTGCTAGAGTATCAAATGCATTAGAAGTATTATATGAAGGTGCTTTAGTATTAGGTAGTAAAAAATTATTAAAATGGCAACTTGCTAAAAATATGGTAAGGCCTAAGAGTGATTATACTAAAGTTAAAATGAACTATAGTATTGTTGCTCCAAGGATGTATAAAGGTAAAATTGAATCACTAGTAAGTAGAATAACAGGTTTTGCTGACACAATACAATTGACGCATTTAAAATTACAGCAAGTAATGTCACGCATGGTGCCTGATGGTGTTTACTTAGACGCTGATGGTTTAGCTGAAGTAGATTTAGGTAACGGTACAAACTACAACCCACAAGAAGCTTTAAACATGTTCTTCCAAACTGGTAGTGTTATTGGTAGATCTTTAACATCAGAGGGTGATATGAATCCAGGTAGAGTACCTATACAAGAAATATCAAGTGGTAGCGGTGGAGCTAAACTACAAAGTTTAATTGGTACATATAATTATTATTTACAAATGATAAGAGATGTAACTGGGTTAAACGAAGCTAGAGATGGTAGTGTTCCAGATAAAAATGCTTTAGTAGGCGTGCAAAAACTAGCTGCTGCTAATAGTAACACAGCGACTAGACATATACTGCAAAGTGGTTTATTCTTAACGTCAGAGTTAGCTGAGTCATTATCACTTAGAATATCTGACATAATAGAATATGCGCCAACAAAAGAAGCGTTTATACAAGCTATTGGAGCACATAATGTTGGCACTTTAGAAGAGATGAAAAACTTGCATCTATATGATTTTGGTATATTTATTGAATTAACGCCAGACGAAGAAGAAAAACAATTACTTGAAAATAATATACAAGTCGCCCTAGCACAGAAAAACATCGAACTAGAAGATGCTATAGATGTTAGAGAAATTAAAAACTTAAAACTTGCTAATCAATTACTAAAAGTAAGACGTAAAAAGAAAATTGAAAGAGATCAGATGATACAGCAACAAAACATACAAGCTCAAGCACAAGCTAATGCTCAAGCTCAACAAGTTGCTGCACAAGCTGAAGTTCAAAAACAACAAGCATTAACACAAAGTAAAGTGCAACTAGAGCAAGCTAAAGCTCAACTAGATACACAGAAATTACAAAGTGAAGCTATGTTGAAAAAAGAATTAATGAATCATGAATTTCAAATTAACATGAGGTTAAAGGAAATGGAGATTGAAACATTAAAACAAAAAGAAACTAATAAGGAGGATAGAAAAGATGAACGTACTAGAATACAAGCATCACAACAATCTGAATTAATAGATCAAAGAAAAACTGGCAAACCACCTAAAAAATTTGAGTCTACAAGTAATGATATACTTAGTGGCGATTTTGATTTAGGTATGTTTGAGCCTAGATAATTTGTTTAATTTTATAATATTGTATTATGGCTAAAAAAAATGTAAAAAAGGCTGAGGAGGCTGTTGTAAAAGTTGAAGAAACTACACAACCCCAAGCTGAAGAAAAGGTTGTATTTAAAGTAAAACCAAAAATGAAAAAAATTAACCCAGACGAAGTTGTCAAAGTTGATTTAAGAAAGGTTGATAACGAAGAAGATGCAACTAAAAAAGAGGAGACTACTGAAGAAAAAGTAGAAGAAACTCCAGAAGTTGTTTTAGAAGAAGTGAAAGACGAGGTTGAAGAAAAAGAAGAAGAGCAAGAAGAAAAACCTATTATTGAAGAGGTTAAAGATGAAGAACCTAAAACAGAAACAAAAGAAGAGATTAAAGAGGAAGTAGTTGAAGAGACTAAAGAAGAAGTCAAAGAGACGCAACCTCAATTACCAGAAAACATTCAAAAGGTTATAGACTTTATGAACGAAACTGGTGGTGATCTTGAGGATTATGTAAAACTAAATCAAGATTATAGCAAATATGATGACGCTATGGTTTTAAGAGAGTATTACAGACAAACAAAACCTCATTTAACATCTAGTGAAATAGATTTCTTAATGGAAGATGGTTTCACGTATGATGAAGAGGTTGATGATCCAAAAGATATAACTAGAAAGAAATTGGCTTTTAAAGAGCAAGTTGCTTCTGCCAGAAGCCATATGGACAAGTTAAAATCCGATTACTATACGGAGATCAAAAGCGGGGTTAAGTTAACTCCAGAACAACAAAAGGCTATTGATTTCTTTAATAGATACAACGAAGAGAAGCAAGAAAGTGATAAAACACTTGAAACGCAACAACAAACTTTTGTCAATAAAACTAATGAAGTTTTCAGCAATGATTTCAAAGGTTTTGAATACAATGTTGGTGACAAAAGATATAGATTCAACGTTAAAAATACCGATGAGGTAAAAACAACACAAAGTGATATTAACAATTTTGTTAAACGTTTTGTTGATAAAAAGAATGTGATGAGCGACGCTGTTGGTTATCATAAGTCTTTATTTACCGCGATGAATGCTGATGCCGTAGCTAATCATTTTTATGAGCAAGGTAGAGCAGATGGCATCAAACAGAGTATGGCTAACGCTAAAAATGTAGATATGACACCTCGCCAAGCGGCTGGTGAAGTTGAAGCAGGTGGAATTAAAGTGCGCGCTGTAAGTGGAGACTCGCCTTCAAAACTTCGATTCAAAATTAAAAAATAAGTTTAACATTACAAAATATAATAAAAAATGGCAGTAATAACTCCAAGTGGTGGGTCGAATTTAAATTCGGTTCCTGCCCCGGTAAAACAAACGCTTTCTTCTAATTATATCGATTTTACTGCGTCTGGCACAGCAGGTTGGGCACAGCAGTATTTACCAGATTTAATGGAAGCGGAAGCAGAGGTATTCGGAAAAAGAACTATCTCTGGCTTTTTAGAAATGGTCGGCGCTGAAGAAGCAATGACATCAGATCAAGTAATTTGGTCAGAGCAAGGTAGACTACACATTAAGCTTTCAGCTACTGTGACTACTGCGTCTTCTGGTTTAATTACATTTGGCTCAGCTCATGAGATTAGAGAAGGTGATACTATTCTTGTACACAAAGCTGCTGCAACGTTAAAATGTTACGTTTCAGCTGTCCCAAGTACAACTACTATCACAGCTCTTCCATATGCGCAAGCTGCTTTATCAACTGGATCATCTTTCGCTGACGCTGATTCTGTAACTGTACTAGTTTACGGTTCTGAATTTGCTAAAGGTGTTGCAGGTAGAACTGAAGCTATTGAGCCTTCTTTCAAATCATTTACTAACAAACCAATTATCATCAAAGACATGTATCAGGTTTCAGGATCTGACGCATCTCAAGTTGGTTGGGTTGAAGTAACTGGTGAAGACGGACAAAACGGATACTTATGGTATCTAAAAGCTGAAGGTGATACTAGAGCAAGATTTGCTGATTACTTAGAGATGTCTCTAGTAGAGTCAGAGAAAAAAGCTGGTTCAGCTAACGCTTCTGTGCCTGATGGTACTGAAGGTTTATTTGCAGCTATAGAAGATAGAGGTCACACCACAACTGGTGTTGACGGAAACACTGCAGCTGAAGATTTAGATGATTTTGATGAAATACTCAAAAAATTCGATGGTCAAGGAGCAATTGAAGAAAACATGTTATATGTTAACAGAAAAGTATCATTATCAATTGATGATATGTTAGCAGCTCAGAACTCTTATGGTTCTGGTGGTACTTCTTACGGAGTATTTAATAACTCTGAAGATATGGCTCTTAATTTAGGATTTACAGGATTCAGAAGAGGTTCTTATGACTTCTACAAGCAAGACTGGAAATACTTAAATGATCAAGGTACAAGAGGAGCTTTCGGTGATAACGATATAAGAGGTGTTATCGTTCCTGCTGGTACTTCATCTGTTTATGATGAAGTTCTTGGTAGAAACTTAACAAGACCTTTCTTACACGTTAGATACAGAGCTTCACAAGCTGATGATAGAAGAATGAAAACTTGGATCGTAGGTTCAGTAGGTGGAAACATCACAACTGACATTGACAAGATGGAAGTTCACTACCTATCTGAAAGATGCTTGGTAGTACAAGGAGCAAATAACTTTATGTTATTTAACTAATACTTTTAAAAGAGTTAGGCGCTTCGGCGCCTAGCCCTTTTATTTTTTTTAATATTTAATTTTATTATATTATGGCAAAAAAAGAAACAAACAAATGGGAGATTAAAGATAGAACATACTATCTATTAAATGGTAAATCTCCACTTACTTGCACAATAAAGAGCAAGGGTATTTTTTGGTTCGATAACGACAAAGGATACGAAAGAGAATTGAAATACACACTTAATCAAAAGACACCTTTTGTTGATGAATTTAAAGGTGACGCTAGATTAGGTCATATTGTTTTTGAAGATGGTATCTTAAATGTACCAAAAGAAAAACAAACATTACAAAAATTATTATCAATATATCATCCGTCAAACGGAATTATTTATGCAGAGTTTGATGCGGTTCAAGAAGCTAAAGATGATTTAGTTGATATTGAAATGGAAATAGAAGCTTTAAATATAGCGCAAGCACTAGATTTAGATCACGCAGAAGCTATATTAAGAGTTGAACAAGGAAGTGCTGTCTCAGACATGACTTCTAAAGAAATAAAGAGGGATGTATTAGTATTCGCTAAGAAAAATCCTAAATTATTTATTGATTTAGTAAATGATGAAAATGTAGAAGTTAGAAACTTTGGTATTAAAGCTGTTGAAGCAAATATATTAAGGTTATCTGATGACCAGAGAACATTTAACTGGGTAACAAATGGTAGAAAAGTTATGACTGTACCATTTGATGAGCACCCATACTCTGCTTTAGCTGCATTTTTTAAAACCGATGAAGGTTTAGAAATTTACAAAAGCATAGAAAAAAGATTAAAATAATAATCACTTATAGAGTAGTCATCTCTATGAGGTGACTACACTATATAAAAAGAAATTATGGCAGTAACTATAGATACAGTATATCAAAGAGTTTTAGCAATAGCTAATAAAGAGCAAAGAGGTTATATAACACCTCAAGAGTTTAACTTGTTAGCAAACCAAGCACAACTTGACATCTTTGAGCAATATTTTTATGATTTAAATCAATTTAGCAGGCTACCTGGCAATGAGACTAGATATGCTGATATGATTGATATAATAGAAGAAAAAATATCTATATTTGAAAAGTTTAGACAAGACGTTAGTATGTCAGCTGGCGGTGTTGGAACTTTACCTGCTAATACACATAAACTTGGTGCGGTTAGTTATAATACTGGGTCTGGCTACGTTGAAATAGAACACATAAACCAAAACGAGTTAAATAAATATATTAATTCACCATTAACAGCGCCTACAACAACAAGGCCTATTTATATTAAAACATCAGAAACAGCAATACAAGTTTATCCAACTACTATAACTTCCGCAGTAACGTGTAACTATATAGCAAAGCCTGCTTCAGTAAGTTGGAACTACACGACTGTTTTAGGTGAACCTTTATACAATGCCGCTAACTCGACAAGCTTTGAATTACACGAATCAGAAGAAACAGAACTAGTATTAAAGGTATTAGAACTAGCTGGAGTTACAATTAAGTCACCTGATTTATATCAGCTTAGTGATAAAGAAGATATTGAAGATATACAACAAGAAAAACTATAATAAATGGCTTTATTTACAGGAACACAACAATTATATTACCAAGGAACAGATGATAGCTTTAACACATCGGATGATTTAAACACCTATGGTAATTATCAGTACGTTAATTTAAAAGACTTAGTTAACAACTTTATGGTTGCTTATGTAGGTGAAGGTAAAATTATAAATAAAATAAAAAGACCTGATGTTAACTTTCACGCGCAAAGAGCAATAGCTGAGTTAACATACGATACGTTAAGAGCTATTAAAACGCAAGAGGTTGAAGTAGGTGCTAATTTAACAATACCTTTGCCGCACGACTATGTTAATAGTGTTAAAGTGGCTTTTGTTGATGATAATGGTATTGAAAACATTTTATATCCATCAAGAAAAACTAGTAACCCACAACCAATAAATCAAGATGGTAATTTTAATTATCAGTTTGATAATGATGGTAATTTAACATATGCTAGTGATTCGAACTCATGGACAAGATATAAAGATAATTCAAACATTGATACTGGTGATACTGTAAATGAAAACGAGCCTGGTGCATTATTACACGAGGGTGGAAGATATGGTATTGATCCAGAGTTTGCTAATTCTAATGGCGTATATTATGTTGATCTACATAGAGGTAGAATACACTTTAGCTCTAATATGTTAGAAAAAACAATATTATTAAAATACATCAGTGATAGCTTAGCAACAGAAGATGAAATGAAAGTTCATAAATTTGCTGAAGAAGCTGTTTATAAATTTATTGCGCATGCAATATTATCTACAAGAGTTAATACACCTGAGTATTTAGTAGCAAGATTTAAAAAAGAAAGGTTTGCAGAAATAAGAAAAGCAAAAATTAGATTATCAAACTTTAATGCTGAGGAAATGGCTCAGGTAATGAGAGGTAAGTCGAAACAGATTAAACATTAACAAAATATGCCAGAGTTAAAGAGAAATTTTACATCGGGTCGAATGAACAAAGACCTTGATGAAAGGTTAATACCTAACGGTGAGTATAGAGATGCTTTAAATATTAATGTATCTACTTCTACAGGTTCAGATGTTGGATCTATAGAAAACGCCAAGGGTAACTCAAGAATATCTACTTTAGGCATAGATGGTCGAGCATGCATAGGCTCAGTTCGAGACGAAAAAACAAATAAAATTTATTGGTTTATAACAGGAACATCTGTTGATGCTATAGCTGAATATGATGTAGCAACAAATGCAGTTAAGCCTGTGTTAGTAGATACAACGGGTATATTAAACTTTGATTCAAATTATCTTATAACTGGAGCTAACATACTTGATGGTATGTTATTTTTTACAGATAATTTAAACGAGCCAAAGCAAGTTGATATTGTTAAAGGCATTAAAGGTAGTGTTGATTTTAACACGCACACAAAGCTTATCGTTAAAAACGAAACAACAACAACTAATATTGCTAAAGAGCACATAACAGTAATTAAAAAATCACCATTAAATGCACCAACTGTAACTTTATCAAATAGTTTAAGAGGTGGTGTAATTAATACCACGTTTGAATCATCTTCAAACTTTTTTGTAGATACTAGTGGCTCTGATAACGTTTCTAAATCTCCAGGAACTGTAATATCTTCACTTGTGTTTTCTCCAAAACCAAATTACAAAGTTGGTGATATACTTAAATTTACACACACTGCTGAAATAGATGAAGAAATAGAAACATATGAAGTAAGGATGTTATTAACAGTTCTTAATTCTGAAAACGCAATATCAAAAACATTTACAGGTAAAATACTAAGTATAACAGAAGATGTTATAGGAACAGCTGATATAACATGGGACGTTGAATTAGAACAAAAAGATCCATTATTTGAGCTGGCGTTTCCAAGATTTGCATATAGATGGAGATATGCTAACGGTCAATACTCTGCGTTTTCGCCTTTTAGTGAAGTTGCGTTTTTACCAGATGAAACAGGTGGTTTTGAATATGATGCTAAAGACGGCTACAACCTAGCAATGACAAACAATGTTAGGAAAATAACATTAAATACATTTGACACTAAACCTGATGACGTTACAGAGGTAGATATTCTTTATAAGCAGTCAAATAGCACCAACGTATACACTGTAAAATCATTGAAAAACAACGAAACATCATTTGATGTAACATCAGAACAAATACACGCGGCCGTTCCATCAAATCAAATATTAAGACCTTATGATAATGTTCCAAAAAAAGCAAAAGCGCAAGAAGTTGTTGCTAATAGATTAGTTTTTGGTAATTATACTCAGAATTACAACGTGCCAGAATCTTCTATATTTGAAGTTGGGGTTGTATCAAATGCTGTAGCAGACAGCACGCCTTCTAAGTCATTAAAATCTATAAGAAAATATCAATTAGGAGTTGTTTATTTAGATGAGTTTGGCAGACAAACTCCAGTTTTTTCTGATGATACAGCTGTTGTATCAATTGATCAAATACAGTCTAATAAAATAAATAAAATACAAGCAAAAATCACTTCAGCAGCACCTAGTTGGGCAACACACTTCAAATATTACATCAAGGAAATATCTAGTGAGTATTATAATCTTGCTATGGATAGGTATTATGAAGCAGAAGATGGCAACGTGTGGTTGAGTTTTCCATCTTCAGAGAGAAATAAAGTTGATTTAGAAACATATTTAATACTAAAGAAAAAACATACAGAAGATCAACCTGTGTTTAACGAGGCTGGTGGGGCTGTAAAATATAAAATATTAGATATTGCCAATCAAGCTCCTACGTTTTTAAAACAAAAGAAGTTTTCATTAGGTAAAATAGATACACAGTTTGGAACCAACTCTAATGCTGAAGATGGGTTTCCTGCAGAAGGATTTTTATCTATAAAAGTTAAAGGTAGTGATATAGGCGCGTTAAAAGATTTATATACAACTACCGTGTCTAATAAGTATATTAGAGTATCTAGCTCAAGTAATTCGTCTAATTATTACAAATTAAATAGCATAGATGTAACTGACGATGGAAGTGATGGTATTTTAAATCAAGCAGCTGACACGTGGAAATTTAATCTTGTTAAGGCTTTTGGAAAAGATATTGATTTTGTAGGATCTTCCTCAGATAAAACAGCTGGTTTATCATTAGAGGTTTTTGAAGAAGAAATTGATGAGAATAACCCAGAGTTTGTAGGTAGATTTTTTGTAAAAATACCTAGAGATACAAAATTAGAAGATAGTATACTATCAAACGCTGTTGATAAAAACTACGTTATTAAAAACGCACAAAGTATACACCAAATAAACACAAACATTGATGATAGGTCTGAATACAAAGGCACACAATTATACGCTATTGACAAAGCATCAGGTTATAATGTTGATAAATCAAGTTTGGCTGTAGGTGTAGGCGCGAGAAAAGGCAATAAACGTATTGACATTAGATTAATAGAGATAGGACCAGATGGTCAGCTAGGTTCATTATATCCAAACGTAGCTAACTTAACTACAAACGCTGACTTAGACGCACAATTAAGAACAAATGGTACTTTACTACGTTTCAAGTCTGATGTTGACCAGGATGTGTATAAAATCGTCTCTACGGAGGTTATAAGAGTATATAACTATAGTAAAACATCTGGTGACAAGAAAAGATCATCAAACCATGGTATAAGATATAGTATAACGTTAGATAAGCCATTAAACTTTTCACCACAAGACTCTACAACAGTAGGTGAAACAGCTTCAGATGGTACATCTACAGTTTTAGAAGTTGTAAGAGAGTCTATAAATGAACAAACATTTTCTAGTGACAGCCCTGCTGTATTTGAAACTGAACCAAAACCATCTGTAGATTTAGATTTATATTACGAAACAAGTAAAACTTATGTCATAGGTGATTTAGCCACAGAAAAAACATTAGATTATTTTAACTGCTTTAGCTTTGGTAACGGTGTTGAGTCAAACAGAATTAGAGATGATTATAACGCGCCAACTATAGACAAAGGTGTTAGAGTTTCTACGGTGTTAGCTGAACAGTACAAAGAAGAACATAAAGCTAGTGGTTTAATTTACTCAGGTATATACAATTCAACAAGCGGCATTAATAGGTTAAATCAATTTATTGCAGCTGAAAAAATAACAAAAGATTTAAATCCTGAATATGGGTCGATACAAAAGCTACATACTAGAAATACAGACTTAATAGCATTGTGCGAAGATAAAATATTAAAGATACTAGCGAATAAAGATGCTTTATTTAATGCTGATGGTAATGTTAATTTAACATCAACTAACAATGTTCTTGGTCAGGCAATACCTTTTGCTGGTGAATATGGCATAAGTAAAAACCCAGAAAGTTTTGCGAGCTATGGTTATAGAGCTTATTTTAGCGATAAAGATAGAGCGGCTGTATTAAGATTGTCTGTTGATGGTTTAACTGTAATATCAGGTTATGGCATGGGTGACTACTTTAGTGATAATTTAGCGTTATCAACTACGATAATAGGTAGTTATGATGAAGACAGTGGTAATTATAATATAACATTAAACAACGACACTGTAAGTTTTGCTGAAAATATTAATGGTTGGGAGAGTAGAAGATCGTATATACCAGAAAATGGTATATCATTAAACAATGTTTATTACACATTCAATAGTGGTGACATGTGGAAACACACAGAAGATGTTGAAAGAAATAAATACTATGGAGCATCAACACCAGCTGAATCAACTATAACGTTGTTATTAAACGACGCGCCTTCGTCAGTTAAGAATTTTAAAACATTAAATTATGAAGGTTCCACATCAAGACTTTATAATTCATCAGGAACAAAAACTACTAACGGTTGGTATGTGTATAGCATAGAAACTGACCAGCAGTCAGGTGAAATAAAAGCATTTAAAGAAAAAGAAGGTAAGTGGTTTAACTACATAAAAGGAACAGCAACGACCGTTTCAAATATTGACGCTAAAGAGTTTCCGGTACAAGGTATTGGTACTTTAGCTAGCTTGTCTGCTGGTAACCAAAGTTTATTTAATGTAAACATAACCGTAAACGGATTAGACGCTCAAAATATGACATTAACGGGTGTTAGTAGCGATAACGCTATTTGGACGCTTAATGGGAACACAGCAACGTGTACTGGTGTAGGTAGCATTGAAGATACAGACCCGGTTACTTTAACTTTCACAGTCAATGATAACCACAATAATCCTACAGCTCAAACTTTAGCATCTCAAAGTCCATCTGGAGTTATAAATACACCGATTACATATGCAACTCCAACTTCAACCACAAACACAATAGAGTTTACTTTTGCGTCAGAGAATTTAACCGCAGACAAAAACATAACTATTACTTTAAGTAATGCTGCTACTGAAAAAACATATTCAATATCTGGTACATTTAATACTGATGTTACAAATAATACTGTAGCCAGTGCTTCAAACGTGGCATACAGTGGTAGCGCTACTGTAAATAATAAAGCTAGCAATATAATTGATAGAACTTTTACAGCATCAACAGATCATTATTTTGCAGATCCACCTCAGATTATTTTTACAGACGTTGAAAACGAAGATAATTATGAGGTTGTTATAACAGACACAAATGATGGTGGTGGTAATCTCACGACAAGGCGTTTTAGAGTATCATATAACGTAACAGAAAAAGAAAATGTAAGTGGTGATAAAATTAACTTTATAGCAAGAGCTATTAACAACCAGACATCTACAAACCAGTTATATAGCTTTACATGTGATCAAACTAACATAGAGCATTACGGTGATCAAAGAACAGTGAGGGTTTATGGTGATCAAAACTCTACATATAAAATATCTGTTTCTGATGGAACAAACACATATGATTTTACAACAGATGAATTTACATCATCATCAACAGAAAGTGGTACATTAACAATACCAGCTGTCGGCTATTTAGATACAGAAATATCTTTTCCTTCTGTAATAGCAAATAAAACATATACGTTTACGTTAACGCCTCTTGGTAGCAGCGTTTGGAACGATGGTGATTCAACTAAAACATTCACAATAGCACAGACAAGACGTGTAACTGTTAATTTTAGTTTAGTACAGCTAAATACTGTAGGTGGTTCAGCAAGCGCGACACCTACAACCTATGTTGTAAAAGGTCAATCTGGAGATACGGATGAAACATTTGTTAGTTTATCATACACTATAACAGCTAGTAACACAATTAACCTTATATCACAGCCAGCATATAACAGTTGGACATTTGGTAGTCCATCAGTAAATACTAGCACAAAAGAATTAACATTAACTAATGGCAGTAAAGTAAGAATATTAAAGCAACTTATAACGGTTAATGGAACTACGGCAACCTTTACAGCTTTAGCATCTGTAACGGAGTTTGGTACAGATAATGACACAGCGGGTATACCAATGGGTAATCACATTTCAGCTGCAGCATCTAATACTTATGTTTACCTTGGTGCTACAGAAAGTGACGCTGATTTAACAAGTGCTAGCTTAACGAGTGGTAATGTTATCAGTGACACAGATACAACAGCTAGTGGTACAGGTAAAGTTGTTGGTGACTTCTCAGGTAATTTAATATCAGATATAACAATTAACGTTGTTAGCATAACTGATACTTCACAGATAACAGCGTTTGGATTAAACTCAAGTAGCACAACACCACAATCTGTCACGCCTACATCATTAACGCAGATATCAAGCACAGTTTGGGAAGCAACATTTGATTGGTCAGCAACAATAAACGCTTCTAACACAGTAGCTAATAACACATACAATGTTCAATTATCAGTAGATTTAGGAGGAATACAATAATTATGGCAAATATAACATTAACATTCGCAAATGACATAAATGTATCACTACAGAAAAAAGGTGTTAGTGATAC